GTTTTTTTTTTTTTTTTTTCAGGGAGACGCTATGCGCGGACAGAGGGGATGTCACTGGCCCAGGCCCGAGATCACTGAGATCTCGCCCCGCGGCTCGATTCTATCCATAGTCCATCCGCATCTGCTCAATGTTGGCCAGTTGCAGCACATCGGGAGACTGACTCAATACAGTCGCCTCAAAGAGTTCCTCCACCTCCACGATATCAAGATCGTAAACGCGGGAACACCAGAACGAAAATTGGTCGTCATCCACCAAATTGGGTGCCTCTCTGGTCTGTTTGATTATGTCCGCGGTGGTATAGCCGTTACTACGGGCTAACCACCCCAGATCCTCGACGCTGACTTCGCCAGCACCGTCCTCCATGGCGAACCGCTTCAAGAACATGTCTCTGAGCCAATGCACATGCATGCAACCAAATGCGTAAGATAACGATTTGGCTGCCATGTACCGGCTGTCGGACATGCCCTCGTTGTTGTTAGCCCGCACGTTGAAACGCACAAGCATCTTGCCAAGGAGGGGGATCATGGTGGGAATCTCAACATCGGCAAAAATGCGGCGACTGAGGAAAGTGGCTTCCCCGTCAAGCCTGGGCGCCTTAGCCTTCAACACCATTTTGAAGCTGGCAACAGTTGCAACCCACTCGCTCAAATTGAGGCGCTTGTTAAGCGCAGCGAGTAAGTCGTCACCTAGCACCAGTGCCTTGCCACGCCTGTTTTGGCGGCGGGCAACCACTGCGAACATGACCATGTTGTAAACTGAATTACGGAACGTGGTGTTCGTTGTGCCGGTGGCAAGCTGATAAGCCAGTTTTACTCTCAACCCGAAATCACGATTTGTCAGGGAGTAATGTTCCATCGTCATCATGAGGCCGCAGTACCAGTCGGGTATCCCGATCTTGCGCATCATAGCATCTATGATCACTGCCACGCGTGACCTCTGCTCGCGGTCGTTGCGAGAGAAGTCACCCTCCACCACGTCGGGGTAGCGCACGTCCTTGATGAACGCGGCCAACTTCAACGCATCCGACTTGTAACCCAGCTTGAAATGGACGCCCCCAATAGTAAGAGGGGCGCCACCAGGCAAGGTGCTACTAAGTAAAGCTACCAGGCGTTCCATCTTGAC